AGACCACGCTAAAGATTTTGGTTCTCTTGCAGTCCAAGCAATCAAAGATGCAGGAGATTATTATAACATGAGGTGTCCATTAGATGCCGAATATAAAGTAGGAGATGACTGGAGTGAAACACACTAGCCGAGATAATTTTATAAAAGATTTAAAGAGAGGCAGAGACATAGAAGAATTTTTGTTAAACAAAATAAAAAATAAATATCCTTGTGCTACTTTAATTGATGGTAAGTTTAAAGACTATGATCTTTTCATACCAGAAACAAACAAAAAAATAGAAATTAAAGGAGATTACAAAAGTTGCGAGACAGGTAATATTATAATTGAATTAAGTATGTATGATAAACCTTCCGCTTTATTAACAACAAAAGCAGATTACTGGATTATTTTTACAGGACAAGAACTTTTATATATAACTCCTATTAAAATTATAGAATGTATTATAACTAATAATATACAATCAAGAAAACTAACTGGTTTTGGAGACTCACAACCCAAGATTGCTTGTCTCATAAAAATAGATTTATTTAAAAAATATTGTTTTAAAACAAAGGAGTTAATCAAAAATGAAACACACTAAAACAAAAAACATAAGATTTGAAGACGGAGAATGGTGGTACGTTGGACAAGCAGACGGAAGAAGACGAGTAAACTCACATGAAAAGAAAAACAATACACGCATGTTTGTTAATGGAAAATACATACCTAAGTCTCATCCTCTGTACAAAGCAGGAAGATATAAAACATTTGAAGGCGCTGCTTTCTCATCTTTAAAAGGATATGAAAAAACTACAGAAGGTTATGTATATATAATAGCTAATCCTTCTTTTGATGGTTGGCTCAAGATTGGTATGGCTGTTGATGCAGAAGACAGATGTAATGGTTATCAAACAAGCAGTCCACATAGAGATTATCAACTTATCTATTCAAGAAGATTTAACGACAGAAGAAAAGCAGAAACAAAAGTTATGCGAGAACTTAAAAAGATTGCTAAGAAAAATAACGGAGAGTGGTTTAAGACAGATAGAAATACTGCTCAACAAATTATAGAAAAGATACCAGTAAAACTATGAAAAAATTAAATACATTAATAGGAGACATCTACAAAGAACTTGATGGGCTTAGTAACGGCAAAGCACTAGACATATCTGAAAAAGATGCTGAAGAATTTGGCAATGCCATGAAAGATATTCTTCTTCAATGGGCAAAGCCTTACGAAAGAAAGAAAGAAACTTTGAGAATGTCTAATGTAGGTAAACCAAATCGTCAGCTTTGGTATGACTTTAAATCAGAAGATGAACCACTGCCTATGAAACCTTCAACACAGATTAAGTTTCTTTATGGTCATATCTTAGAAGAAGTCGTATTGATGTTGGTTCGTTTAGCAGGACATAAAGTTGAAGGAGAACAAAAAGAAGTTAAGGTATCAGGTGTGCTTGGTCATATGGATTGTATCATAGACGGAGAAGTTGTTGATGTTAAGTCAGCTTCAGGTTTTGCTTTCCAGAAATTTAGAAATGGAACACTGCCTGAAGACGATCCGTTTGGTTATATGGCGCAACTTGCAGGTTATGAAGCAAGCGAAGGTACAAACAACGGAGGTTTCTTAGCAATCAACAAAGAAACAGGAGAACTTGCTCTTCTAATTCCAGCAGAAATGGATAAACCAAACATCAAACACAGGATCGCTAAATTAAAAAGAGAATTAAAGCTTGACAATCCGCCCAGCCTGTGCTATAATCCTATACCTGACGGAAAATCAGGGAACATGAAGCTTCCTAAACAATGTGTCTATTGCCGACACAAATTCACATGTCATAAAGATTCAAACAACGGACAAGGTTTGAGAGTATTTAAGTATGCGAAAAACCTAGCATTTTTTACGACTGTAGTTAAACAACCAAGAGTAGAAGAGGTTACGAATGAATGGCAAAAGAGCTAAAGAAGTAAGGCGAAAAGGTAAGCAACTACTGGTGCGTTGGTTGCGCAGTATTATTCCTGACGAAGAAGATGCGAAACAAATTAACGTAAATAATTTAGAAGAATATTTATCAGAACAAACACATGTTTATTTAAATAGAAAGTTTATGTTGAGTGCCTATTCTTTGAAATGGATCTACAAAAGAGTAAAAAGAAAACCACAATTAACTTTAGAACAATTACAACAAGACTTAATTAACGAACAAAAAACAAACACAAGCGATTATGATTTTTATGGCTAAAGACAAAAAAGAAGAAGAGGAAAATGTGCTTACTTTAGATTTAAATAAAATAGAACTAGACGAACTTTTAATATCAGTAGGCGGTGTTTTATTTTCAGGAGCAGAGATAGAAGAGCTTGACGAGATCTTATTAATAAGATTAGAAGAGCTAATCAAAGCAGAACTCATTATAAGAGAGAATGATATAAGACCTCCTAAAGGAGAGGACACCATACATTGATATGAAAAGAAAACCAAGAAAGAAAAGACCAATCGAGAAAGGACTACCAAAAGGATACGACTCTAAATGGGAGTACGATCTTCACCAAGAAGAACTACAACATTGGGAACACCACAAAGGAATCATAGAGTATTCTATTCCACATAAATATCATCCTGATTTTATTCGCATCTTAGAAGGTAAGGTTATATACTTAGAAGCAAAGGGAAGGTTCTGGGATTATGCTGAATACAATAAATACAAATGGATTAAAGAGATACTTCCAGATGATTGTGAATTAGTATTTTTATTTTCTAATCCTTCAGCACCTATGCCTAATGCAAAGATGAGAAGAGATGGAACAAAAAGAAGTCACGCTGAGTGGGCATCAAAGAACGGATTCAGGTGGTATAGCACCGAGAGTTTACCTAAAGAATGGAAAGAAGAGGAGGAACAATAATGAACTGTTGGTACTGTAATCATGACTTAATTTGGGGAGGAGATCACGATATTGAACATGAAAACGAAGAATATTCCATTGTTACTAATCTTTCTTGTCCTAATTGTAATTGTTTTGTAGAAGTTTATTTACCGAACTATATGAACAACGAAGAGGAGGAGTAACATGGAAGAACTAATGGAACAAGCACATAAGATAATGGATGAAGATTTAGTTAATCATCCACCGCACTACAACAACGGCAAGATAGAATGCATTGAAGCTATTGAAGCCATGCTAACACACGAAGAATTTATTGGTTATCTAAGAGGAAACTCATTGAAGTATCGTTGGAGATTTAGATACAAGAATGGAGTACAAGACTTAGATAAAGCAGATTGGTACGAAACAAAACTAAAAGAAATATTATTAAACAAGGAAAGAAATGGAACAAACTAAACTACCTACAACTTATCAAGAGTTCATACATCTTAGCAGATATGCTAGATGGAACGAAGATACAGGAAGACGAGAGACTTGGCAAGAGACAGTTGCAAGATACTTTGACTTTATGCAAGAGCATTTAAAAAAGAATAACAAAACAGACATATCTAAAATTAGAAAAGAATTAGAACAAGCGGTACTTAACTTAGAAATTATGCCGAGCATGAGAGCTTTAATGTCAGCAGGTACAGCTTTAGAACGAGACAACGTAGCAGGATTTAACTGTAGTTATGTTGCTGTTGATACACCTAGAGCTTTTGATGAAACACTTTACATTCTTATGTGTGGTACAGGTGTTGGCTTCAGTGTTGAGCGACAGTACATAAATAAACTTCCTGATCTTCCTGAAGAGCTACATCCTACAGATACTATAATTAAAGTGGCTGATTCAAAGATTGGATGGGCTAAAGCTTATAAAGAACTCATGTCTTTGCTTTATGCAGGACATATTCCTCAATGGGATCTCAGTAATATTAGACCTCAAGGCGCAAGACTTAAAACCTTTGGTGGTCGTGCAAGTGGTCCAGCACCTTTAGATGATCTCATGCATTTTACTATTAACATTTTTAAAGATGCACTCAGTAAAAACCAAAAGAAACTTGTTTCAATTGATTGTCATGATTTGATGTGTAAGATCGCAGAAGTTGTTGTGGTGGGTGGTGTTAGACGTAGCGCTTTGATCTCACTCAGCAACCTCTCAGACGAGCGTATGCGCAATGCTAAATCAGGTTCTTGGTGGGAGCATAGTCAACACAGAGCATTGTCCAATAACTCAGTAGCATATACAGACTCAGCAGAGATGGGCGCATTCATGAAAGAGTGGTTGTCTTTATACGAATCTAAAAGCGGTGAACGTGGTATTTTTAATCGTCAAGCTGCTGAAGAACAAGCTTCTAAGAATGGTAGGCGAGAAGAGTACAAGGACTTTGGATGTAATCCATGCAGTGAAATCATACTAAGGAATAAACAGTTCTGTAATTTAACAGAGGTTGTTGTTAGACCTGAAGATACTTGGAAAAGCTTAGAAAGAAAAGTAGAATTGGCTACTATTCTTGGTACGTTTCAAGCAACATTAACTAACTTTAG